AAGTAGCTGCTGGTCGATAAAGTCATACCGATACGGTTTACTTCTGTACGTGGAGCTAGTTTAGCTACATCACCAGTACGGTTCATGTTCGCACGGTCGTAGATGTAGTATTTGTCAGATTGTTTTGAAACACCGACAGTTGGGAAAACCTTATCAGCGATAAAGTTCTCTTGTGATTGTGCATAAGCCAGCGTTAGGTTAGTCAGCGGCTGATCTACATGCACTGCGGATGGAGTTAGCAAGGGCATTTAATTATTCCTTTCTTGCAATTAAGCAGCAGCGTTGCCACCTTGGATCAACTCGATAGCCATAACTTGACCGTCAACTGCTGCTTCCAAAGCGTAACCCATGATGATATTTGTTGAAGCTGCGGTAACTGCGTCACCAGAAGCATCAGTTGCAACGGCTGCACCAGCGGCAATACTACCACCAGCAGTTACCATAACCTTACCTGAGACTGCTACAGTTGCAGCGGCGGCAGCGGCAGGGTTATTCAACAGAACACCAATGCAATTTTCACCAGCAGAATCTGCTAGATCTACTTGACCGTCACTCTCAAGAGTAACGAATTTAAATTGTGCTGCGGTGAGGCTTTCACCAGCAACAAAAGACCGTGTATCACGGGACTGCATTACAGCCATATTTATTCTCCTTTATAGGATTTGTTGATAAGAGCTTTACCTTCATCGGTCTTAGCAACTGCGGCATAAGCTACAGCATATTGGCTCTTCTTGATTTTGTTTTCGTCCATATAAGACTTAACGAGGGCATCCAGCTTGTCCTGTGCTGTAGCGAAGTTGCCATCAGCATCAGACTTACCAAATTCTTCCATAGACTCTCCGAATACTGCATCAGCACCCTTCAGAGCTTCCATAACTGCTTCATCTGTATCGAACTTAGCAATGAGTGTTTTAGCTACGTCGATATTGAAGTTAGGTAGAGCTTCTTCTGCACGTTTAGTCAGTTCAGCATCTGCCTTAGCAACTTCAGCTTCTTCCAGAGCCTTAAGGATAGGCGCAGGGATGTCAGCTTTGTTGATTTGCTCACCGTCATACTCTACATACTCAGGCTCAACTTTCTTCTCAATTACATCAGCTTTAATGACATAACCATTCTCGATGAGAGACTTACGAAGACGCTCGTTTTCTTCCTTAAGAGCAACTTCAGAAGCCTTAAGAGTTTCGATTTCAAGCTCTTCAGCAGTTGCATCATCAGCTTTCTTCATGTCCATGTTGTACATCTTCATGGCTTCTTCTTCAGACATACCTTTATCCATGTATGGCTTCAGTTTGGCCTTCAGATCATCAGACATTTTTTCTGTTACTTCATGTTCCATAGGTTCTCCATTGGAATTATCACGCTTGTACAAGGAGACCATTGCCTGTGCATTTGCTGGACGATCCACCAAAGACAACTCTTCCAGTTCAAGCTGTTTTAAAAGGTTAGGCACTATAGTCCTCCTTGATTGCACGACCCCCAATAGAGAAGGCCGCAAGTTCACCAGACTTAACCTTCGCCCAGACATTATCGTCATAGACTTTGAAAGCTACAACCCAGCCTTCACGGTCACTCTGAATGCCAAGGGATTCACCAATCTCTTTAGTGATAGGCATAGAATGAATAACTGCTCCAATCTGATCCCCTGTATGCATCTGCTTACCGACACGAATATGCTCCATAAAGCTATTGACAGCCTTAACGAGTGTGTCAGGTTCGATTACGTCACCTTGACGGTCAACCACTGGCTCACCTTTCTCAGTAACGACTGAGGCCCATCCGTAGACTAGACGCTGTTCTTCGTCAGCCTTTAGGATTTGCCCTTCAATACTCTTTGTTAATTCGGACACTGATGTTCCACCTTCCCACATACGACAAGACCAGTAACCTGCTGTAGTCTTATCTTTCTTGGTATCGCAAGAATGGCGGGAGCGGAAATTAGCTCTGGCTTTAGGGTCATCTCTACGGATCTCCATATTAGGATCTCCAAAGGCAACTCGCTTTACCTTGTCACCATCTTGCACGAACACTTCAAACTTCTTGTTGCCACCTTGAATACGGCGAGGCTTGTTTAAAGTTACTTTCTCACCTTGGTACTCAGCCTTAGTGAACTCTTCCTTCATCACTTCCTGTACGATAGCTCTGAGGGCGTCTAAGCGGTTCACTGATGGCTCTTCTTGAGGGTCTTCAGCTACCTCATCACGGGAGTAATATTCTAGGTACTCTTCATGGCTACCACAGGGCATATATACGGCCTGTCCTATGCCATCCTCATGTACGTGGATCTTACCCTCACAACCCATGTCCATGCTTCTAGCTCTGGCTTCCATCTCAGTAGAGAAGACATCATTAGCTAGTTTAGCTTTAGCTATTGACTTCTTGCTGCTAGATGGGTGTCCTGATGGTAACAGATCTTTGTCGTGATTAGCTTTCTTAGCCCCCGTGACAATCTTAAGGAAGCTATTTACTCTAGCCATTGCCCACTGCTCAGGGCCAGTCACATTAGGACGTACTGAAGATGGGTTTGTACGGTATGCACCTACACCTCTGTCATATACTGCCTCAAGCATACGCATAGTTACCTTATGCTTAGACTTCTTGTTATGAGCTTCCATCTTGTTCTTTAGGGCTGTCTTTGGCATCTTATAACCTTAAGCTGTATTCTTGACTAGGACACCTTGGAAGGAAGCCCCTATTGCGTTATTACTTGTGTTAGTTGAAACCCTGCACTCTAAGTCAGTCTTCTCGTAGAACTCTTGAGGGTACTCAAACTTTGTAATTAACTGATTGCTCTGTAAGACATTAATAAGTCTTGTACGGAAGACATTACTTCCATAATCTCTACTTCTAAAAGTACAGGTTGCAGTTTTATTTGCTTGAGATAAGCCAGCAGTAAAGTTAATATCATCAAGGTATAATGTGTAGCCAGCAGGTACTGTGTAAGCAGCTATCTGTGTCTGGTTACCAAGATGCAGGTTAGCATAAATTGTAGTGTTTGGTACACCGCTAGTAGCACCAGAGGAACCTATATAGATAATTCCACCAGAAGTGCCACCTGTACCACAGAGAGTAACAAAAGCTCTATACACTCTTAAGTATGCGTTTTGAGTAGCTACTTGTGTCTGACCGTTAAGAAGAACTGTCTCTTCTATCTCATCGTAGTTCTCATCTAACCCTTGGATGAGAATACTGTTAGCACCTGTACCACCATTAGCATCATTTACACTTGTACTACTGACAAACATTGTAACAGCACTCGTAGGGTATGGGAAATCACCACCTTGCGACCAGACAGTCTCTTCATCACCATTTACATCTGGGTTGTACCCAAACTTGTATAGAGTTCTGTGACCTTTAGTGTGACCCTTGGAGATTGCCAGATCTGTATGTTCGTATATACGTTTGGGCCAACCACCAAGCATTTTCTGTTCTACCTGTTCAAAGAGTGTATTAGGATCTGTTGCATCTTCTACGTCAGGTCTTCCAGTAAGTGTGCCATCAGTTACTAGAGAGTAATTTTGGCTTATTGCAGTTGAGTTTACTTCTGGTGTACCTGTAACGACAGAGGGAATAGAGAAACTCTCATCTTCTGTCATTGTAGCATCTGAGACTACAGGAGAACCTGTAACAAGCCCTGATGCTGTTAGGCCGTGGTCTTGAGTTAGTGCCGCTTGGTTAGCTACAGGATTACCAGTTATAAATCCTAAAGCTGTTAAGTCGTGTTCTTGAGTTAGTGTACTCTGGTTGGCTACAGGAGAACCTGTGACAAACCCTAGTGCTGATAAGCTATGTTCTTGAGCTATTGCTGTAGATGAAACTACAGGATCTTGGGTGACTATAGATACAGAAGTTAAGGCATGTATCTGAGCTATTGCTGTAGATGCTATTTGAGGACTAGCTGTACTAAATCCATTCGCACCAATAAAGTTGTCGTTTATTAACGGGTCACTTGACTGAGTGAGTAGTAGATCACTATTTTCCTGTAATACCCTGCTTGTCATTGTGCATGACCTTTACTATGCAGGATCAGGGATACCGATAGTAAATGACCCTAGAGAGAATGTGTTACCTGATGCTACAACCTGACTAGCTGTTAAAGCTCCTGTGGCTAACAGTCTAGTGTTAGATACATCTAC